ATGCCAAGCAACTATTCGCTGCCGGACGTACTGGAAAGAATCTTCGAAAATCAGCAGGCTCTGGAGGCAGCCATTATGGAGTTGACCCTCCTGGTTGAAGAGCAAGGGGCACAGGAAGTGGGAGGAAATGTCCGTGGAGCACTGTGGACCATGGCTGAAAACGCCGGCCATATCAAACAAGGCCTGGCTCGATTGAAGAAATTGGATATCGGTTAATCGATTACACACCAAAGGCCTCCTACCGACAGCATATCGAGGTGAACTCGGTGAACCAGCCCGATTCACCTTAAGGGCACCTTTCGGCCGATTCTGTTGAAAAAGTCGGCTTCGATTTCCACGGCAGAAAAGTACGCGCTTGAGATTGAAATCTGTGTTTTTGGCAGAAGGTTCAGGACTCGGATTTCACGTAGCAGCGTGCAAAAGAGGTGTTTTCACCCATCAATGTTCGAGCGTTTTGGGCCAACCGACTTTTTCAACAGAATCGGCCAATAGCAGACGTTCAACATGACATGCAGATGATCGATAATCTGCATCGATTGCAGTATCACCGCTTCTTTTAGAGAATGTTGACATGACCGAGGAACAACAAAAGATCCCCCCTGTGCAGCAATCAAAAAGAGAATGGCATGGTACTCATCATGATTGGAGCTTTAGGCCCCAGGCTTATCGCTGGATAGGCGAGCATATTTCCGGAGCAAATTTTTTACCATTAGCGACCGAAATGCGTGCGTGGATGCTACAGCTAGGGCACCTTTCCCTCATGCCGGCTTCAGAGTCGCCAACCGACGGCGGTTATACCAACCCTCATACAGAGAACGGTGTCACCCTTGCGCTGCTCATGAGCAGAGCCGTAAACGCATCTCACCATTTTGCGACATGCCTAACAACAAATGAAGATGAAGTGGGTGTAGAAATTGAAAGGGTTCGCTTGTACAACGAACTACTCATTAATTCGGCTAGGTTTTGCGAAGTCGTTATCAAACAGCTACTTTACTGTACTCAAATTCCAGAGCGTCTGTATCAACGTATGGCGTTGGGTCAGTTACTTGAGTCGCCATGCCCTTTCTGCAAACGTAAAAACGGTGATAAACCTCATTCCATTTCATTAGTAGCCACCCTCGCGCACCCATTCGACCTCTGCCTTGCGTTCGAAAATTGCGCCATGGATCACATGTATCTTGTGAATAAATTGCGCAACTCACAAGCTGCTCACTCTGGAGTTCAACCGCTAAAAATAAGATCCATTACCGCATCGAAGGAGCAGCTTCACCAGGATTGCAAGGAGATCCTTACCGATTTCGTTCATATGCTGTCGCATTTGGAGGAGCTAGAGCGAAAGATACTGGCAGATTTGGCTGAAAAGGGAGTGGCCATTAATCTGCTTAAAAGGTCTGGCCTCGCGGCAAAAGATTGCAATTTTGACCTAGTTCCGGGAAAACATTTTGTCTTCGATCCCGATAAAGCGAGCGGCAGCACAAAGTAACATTCACAACGTCGACATCAGAAAATGCCGCGGATGCTAGTCTACTTTCTGATAGACTAGCTGTGTGAGATCTTCTAGGCCTTCAGTCACACGTAGTTAAATATGGTCAGCTTTACACCTAAGTTAATCTGCTTATGGCCAACCACTGCTCGTGTTGGAAAGCATACCAATTCGAACGTCGGCTATTGGCCGATCATCGCCAAGCTATTTCGATCAGCGGCTGAAACTCTTTACCAGCGCTGATCAGGCTTTAACCGTTGAATTAGATTCAAGTATGAATGTCTCGCTGCAATTACAATGTTAGTGAGCGCGATCCAAAGGATAGATTGTGTAGGCATCGATATTTGACTCTAATCGGAATAAAGTTTTCCCGTGAACCTGATCTATCAAAAGATATTTGTCTCCGACTTTAGAAATCAGTCTCAACGCCTGTGGCCTTCCGTAATCAGGACCTTTTGTCATCAACGGAAAATTTTTTTCCGGGTATTCCAGAGAACTGCTAGCGTCAACACTCCCTAGAGTGGCGGCTGATCCATAGACTACAACCAGAGAGCCTACAAGCCAGGCAATTCCTGAAGTCAGATTGGGCGCATCATTGCGTTTCACTGCTACAAAGACGTGTGACATATACATGCCAAATGATATCAGGAATGCGTAATAAATGACTTTTGACAAAGCATTGAGCAAGTTAAAGCTCCAGAAAAAACTCCCCACTGTAATGATTATTAGAAATATGATGAATGTATAGATTAAACCTTTCTTTATTGCACGATATGACGTGCCGCTAAGCAGCGCTTCTAGCGACAACACGATTGCTGCGAGTATTGGAAGAGTAATTGGCAGGGAATAGGAAATAGTTTCCTGAATAGTTAGGTGAGAGTTTACCCAACCACAACCAAGCCCGTCGAAATATGCGAAAGAGTATTTCCGCCCTAGGAGATAAAGTAACGGTGCAGCAATGGTTGCAAGCTGACCTATCGCTGAAAGTGATCCGATTTTATCATCTTGTATATTTTTGATGTTTTCCATTTTTATCTCGCGTGTTTATCCAGCACACATTATTTTATAGCCGCTATCCTGTGAGGCTCATCTATATTTACAATTTTTGATGATAAAACCCTATCGCGAAAGGCCAATATTGGCTCTCACAACTGACCGTTATCGGCCAGCTGCGAACAATCACCGGTTATTGCCTTGTTCTGATCTGCCCTGATCCATCTGTGGATTGCTGCAGTTGAGAGTTCTCCATTCTCTCGATGTGGATCGTATTGTTTGTGATCGACTGCGCAAGCTGTTCCTCGGCCTTGCTGAAGCGTATTCCTTCGCCAAGAATCCCTCGCGCTTCCAGATCTAGGGCAAAGTCCATGATCTTTGTTTTCGTTACGTCCAAGATGCGAACCAGCTTGTGTACAGGCACGTGCAGGGCCGGCTCAAAATCTGTCCTCATGAAATTCCTGAACGCCGTGTTGAGATCAGCAGGAAATTTCACCATTACCGTACCTGTCTCAGTACGCTCCACCAGATCAATGATCTGGCTCACTGAGTCGCGTGTAGGGTGTTCACACATAGATGTGTGGAGTTCGCCGCCCATGTCGACAGGAATCCAGCCCCTGTAAGGATTGAAAGCCTTCAGCTCGCCCGTAATGATCCGGTAGCTGGGCACCGAGCGTGTTTCGTATCCGTTTAATTCGTCATTGAGCCATTCCTCGATGTCCTTGATCTTGAGCTTTCTGGACACGAGCAATGCTTTACGCAACAGATCTGGAAGATGAATCGTCCGATCAAGCACGTCGCTCTGTAGCTCCAATACCAGGCTGTCCATGAAGTCAGAACGCTCCCATGAAGGTGATTACTGCTGGTAGGTATGAGGCGAGCACGTTGCCGGTAGCGCCTTCCAAGACAGTTTTGATCGACCCCAAGCACTCCTTGATGATGCCCTTCTTTGGAGCCGGCGAGCTGTTCTGCACCCTAATTGTCTCGACGTCAGAACGGAGGCCCTGTGCGACGTCCTGGTCGTTGATCTTCGAAATGTCTTGGGCGAAGGCCTCCAAGAAAGCGTTCAGATCAAGGTGCTGAACACTCTGGTCGAAATGCTGACTGGAGTGCTGAGCATCTTGTTGCACTTGCGAGTTGTGCATGGATCCGATGGAGATGTTGTTCGTTTTGCTCATAAGGGCGGCCTCACTCCGAGATGGCGACTTGATACTGCATCATCCAGTTTCGCCAGAAGAGTGGCAACTTCGAAACGCTACCGGACAGTCTTTCGCCACTGATCTGAAAATCGCCCACCTATCGGCGTCTTTGCTGACCGTATGTCCCTCAAATTCTACAGTTCGTCGCTCTACCCTCGCCCACGCTTCACACTCCAATTACTGTACATAAAACCAGTATTTGTACAGCGAACCCGTTTCAATGAATTTCAACCAGGCTAAAGCGCTGAGACTTCAGCAGTGGCGCTCGACCCTCGACGACCACGACTTTCGAATGCAGAACCCCGAGGCGCACCGGCAGCACCTTCACTCCATGGCATCCACTTTGCTCGCCGAAGGGTTGATCAACCCGCTTGAGCAATACGACATGAATGAAATGGCCAACGCCGCGTACTGGCATGCCGTGGAAGAACTGCAGAGCCATCCTGTCCGCTATTGCGGCGCATCATCCTATGACGTTATAGCCTGCGACGGCTCCCTGACACTTGGGGAAATCGGGCAAACCATTTTTAAGGCGAGAAGGGACAACCAGAACGAAGTTCGAACCACCTACGATGGCAAGATCTATCGTGACGCCTGCGGGGCGAACCTTGTTTTCAACCCATCAGGCATCACAGCACGCATTGAAGGCTTGACCTTGACCCTGTGCGATGGCCGACAGTTCGATCTTATCGAGACGGGCCGGATGATTCGCGGGGTCATCTGCCAGCCAATTGAAGATCCCGATATGTATCGCGCCCTGATCGACGCAGCGCAGGTCGCTCTGGAAGGTCGCGATCTGGCCGCCTACGAAAAGATGCGGCCGTTTATTGACCTAGCCAGGTTCAGTACCTGCCCGGCTTGCCTTGACCGCTTTGACCAAAGAGACGATTGCCCTGCCTGCTTGGGACAAGGCTTCGTCATTAAGCGTCCGGGAACTGGTCTACGCTGAAAGCACAGCTGGAGGATCTGACCATGTGTGGACGCCTTTCCCAGTACCGGGGAATTCACGACTTCGTCGCGGCGCTCAGCATGCCAAACGCACTAATTAACTATACTGGCGACCAGCCTTTCGAGCGCTATAACGCTGCGCCGTCCACGCAGCTCGCCCTCTTTCATCAAGAAGGTCAATTTCTGCGGGCTGACATGGTTCGCTGGGGATGGCGGCCGCATTGGGCCAAAGACCGAGCAGCGCCGATCAATGCCCGGGTTGAGAAAGTCGCTCATGGTCCTTTTTTCAAAGCGATCTGGCCGCACCGAGCAATCATCGCCATCGACAACTGGTTTGAATGGGTAGATGAAGGCGGCCCAAAGAAGCAACCCTACTTGATTCGTCACCGTGACCGAACTCCGATCCTCTGTGCTGCGATCGGCCAATACCCCAGCGCCGAGCATGAGCCAGGCGAGTATGACGGCTTCGTCATCATCACCGCCAACAGCGTCGGCGGCATGGTGGACATCCACGACCGTCGGCCGGTAACGCTGTCGCCTGAACTGGCCCGGGAATGGCTGGACCCGGCCACGCCCAATGAGCACGCGGAACAGATGGTGCTGCTGCAGGGGGAGCCAACCGAAGCATTCGAGTGGTTCAGGGTCGACAGGGCGATAGGCAATGTCCGCAATCAGAGTGCCACATTGATCACTCCGACTTCACCACTAGAGCCATGATCTGACCGATTATAGCGAAATATGGTTTGTGCATGATTTCCACTTTTCGTGTAATAAACATTTTAACTGTTCATCACTTAACAAATCATTCACCTCAGCAAACACAAGCCTTTCGCCCCACCAACATATAATTACAAGCATTACCCATCAACTAACAAATTCTCGTGCCCCCCACTTTTCGTGTAAAAAACAGATATCGCGACCTTCCATAAAGCAGCGCTCAATGCATATCCGCCGTATACACCCATTGCCCACATCCCCAAATGCCGTATACACCCTTAGCCCTATACCAAAGAAGGGCGTCGCGTCGCATACACCTTTTGACCCGGGGATAATGTACCCAGACAAATATTAACTAATTCTCAATAATTCTCGTCTCGCCATTGACGAACACCGTATTTAACAACTAGTTTAAAAACAGATTCACTTTCCGCCCACAGCTACCGCGCCATTAGGCGCGGCATGTTTCTTTGCGAGAATAAAAAATGAATGTGCTGGCTCTTCTAATGGCAACTGTTGAGTTTCTTATCAAACTCACCGAGCTGTTGCAGCTTTGGGGTATTGGTTGCCCAGGATTCGCGCCATGGTGATCAGAACAATCCGCCCAACGCAGCCGGCTCCCAATTCATGATCACTAACTCACCGCTCACCTCGGCCTTCCCCTGCCGCTGGTTGGTGTTGCAGTAACGGATATCCAGCGTCTCGAAGTGGAAACCCTCGAACACCCGACGAATGTCCGGGTGGTCGTTGATGCTAACCATCACCTTGCCTTTGCAGCGGTGCATAAAGTCGGCCATCCGTTCGTAATTCTCAAACGGAAAGTCCACCCCGTAGCCGGCGGTCTGCCAGTAAGGCGGGTCCATGTAATGGAAGGTATGGGCACGGTCGTAGCGCTCAGCGCATTCCAACCAGGGCAGGTTTTCGACGTAGGTGCCGGACAGGCGCTGCCAGGCGGCCGAGAGGTTTTCCTCGATCCGCAACAGGTTGATGGCCGGGCCGGTGGTCGCAGTACCGAAGGTCTGCCCGGTGACCTTGCCGGCGAAGGCATGGTGCTGCAGGTAGAAGAATCGGGCGGCGCGCTGGATGTCGGTGAGGGTTTCGGGTCGGGTCATCTTCTGCCACTCGAATACTTGGCGCGAACTGAGCGCCCATTTGAACTGACGCACGAATTCTTCGAGGTGGTTCTGCACGACGCGGTACAGCGTCACCAGGTCGCCGTTGATGTCGTTGAGGACTTCGACCGGTGTCGCCTGGGGTCGCATGAAGTAGAGCGCGGCACCGCCGGCAAAGACTTCGACGTAGCATTCATGTGGCGGAAAGAGCGGGATGAGGCGATCGGCCAGGCGGCGTTTGCCGCCCATCCAAGGGATGATGGGTGTAGACATTGATAGCAAGACCTTTACTGTATGGATAAACAGGTGCTAGGCTCGCCGCGCTTTGTGCACGGAGCAAGAGCCTTGGCTGGACTTGCAGGGACAATCTGCAGGGACGGCGACCGGGTTGGATGTTGACGCATCCACTCCGGTCGCTCTTTTTCACTTCGGTGTTGAGACTTCTTTGGCATAGGCCTGACAGGCCGCCAACGCGATCAATCCTTGGTCGCCGGCATCGGTGATGCCGATAATTCGTTGAGCATGCGCTGGGTCAAGTTGGGCTCTTGTGGCGCCATAAACCACGCCGCCGGTTGCGGTGGCGGCTGACACTGTGCCGCTACTGGTGTCATCGGTGGCATCGAGTAGGACTGACAGGCGCAGATCAGCAGTGGCAAGGCGGTCGCGCAGGCGACCTTGATCACGTTGGGCATCGCTCAGAGCTCGGTAATGGGTTTGTTCACTAGCTGAAAGCCGCTGCTCCAGGGCCAGACGTTTGGCCTGCTCGGCTTGTTGCTGCGCTGCAGCGGTTACAGTCAGTTGGTTGAGGGTTTCAGTCTGCAGGCGGGCTTGTTGTTCAAGCTGCCGGCCGTAGCGCCAGTCCTGAACCTGCCAGGCCGCCATGGCGGAACCGGCGACCAAGCCGGCCAACAGCATGCCCTTGGCCAGCAGCCGATACGGTGCCGGGATCAGGTCGACGACACGCATAGCACTGCCCTCGCCCGCTCCCACAATTGCAGCCGATCTGCCAGGCCATTAAGGCCGCCGTTGATCTTGCGGGTGATCGCCTCAAACTCATCCCGATCCGCCAAGGCGTTCAGCTCACGCACCCACCAGAACCACGCGGCCGATTCGGCAGCCCATTGCGGCAGCTCGAGCAGCTCAGGGGTGCGCAGCAATCGTTCATCGCCGAACAGTGCCAGGCTGCAGCGCAGATAGTTGTTGCGGCCGGTCACCTGGATCAGGCCGCGACCGCGATAGCGCTGACCATCACCGTCCGGCTCTGGGGTATTGCCCAGTTTCGCGGCCAGATTGCCGGTGTCGTACTTGCTCAGGTACTGATCGCCGCCCAGTTCGCGGACGTACTGCAGCTGGCCAGACTCGTGCCCGACTTGAGCCAGGAATGCGGCCTGTCGCTTCGGTGTGTTGATTTGCCGGTGGGCCATGGCGGTGTTTAGGGCGGATACAAAAACGCCCGCTTGGCGGCGGGCGTTTGGCATGATGCGTTGTAGCTGTTGCTCGGTTAAGGACATACAAACTCCAGGCATAAAAAAACCGCACTCGGCGGCTATGGATTCGTTTTCGCGTTACTTCAGGGATACGACTTTGACCGGCTTCACCACCTTCTTTTTCCTGCCCTTGGCCTTGGCCTTGCCATTCTTGCCGCCGTTGCACTCGACGGTGGTCGACCAGCCGGCTTGGGTGTAGACCTGCTCCACCGAGTCCGCCAGATACTCGCCATCAAGCCCGACCTTGAATCCCTGGGCATTGATCGTCCGCTCGGCAAACAGGTCCGTGCGCCCGGGCATTTCAAACCGAACATCCGCGCTCGAGCGGTTGAACGCCGCCAAACGCGCCTTGGCCGCCGATTCCGCGGCGGTCTTGTTCGGATGAATGTGCCGATCGGTATGCACCGCCGGCAAGCCGTCCGGCACGTCGTCATTGTCCAGGGAGACGACCGCGAGCTTTCCGGTCTTCTTGTCCTGGTGCTTGGTGGCCACCGCCTTGTGTGCGCTGCGATCGCCAAAGCGAAACTGCCAGCGACTGACGTCACTGCGGGTCAGGGTGACGGCCCCAAACGCCTTGCCGCTGGCGGTCTGGCCGCCTTGGCGGGGCATCACCAACAGCTTCCCGTCGCCGACCTTGGCGGTACAGTCGTATTGCTTGGCCAGGCGCGTGATGAAGTTAAAGTCGGATTCGCTGAGCTGGTCCGCCCGGGCGACCTTCGTCGTGACCGGGCACACCGGTTGCCAGCCGTTACGCGTGGCGACATCGCTGACGATCTTGGACAGCGGCACATTCTCCCAGCTACCGCTGCGGATGGTCTTACCGCTGCCGCGCATGTCGCTGGCCTTGCCCTTGATCACGATCACATCCGGCGGACCGGATACCGTAACCTCGTCCACCACATAACGCCCCAGGCGCGTCAGGGTCGTCTCGGCATAGCCGAGGTAGATCTCGATGCCGATGCCCTTACGAGGCAGCGTCACCAGCCCGTCGCGGTCATCGATGCGCAGTTCGAACTCGTCCGACTCCATGCCGGGCTTGTCCGTGGTGCTGAGCTGCAACAGCCGATCGTTGATCAGGCTCGTGATATCGGCACCATCCGCCACGATACGAAAGATGGGCGTCATGAATTTTTTCCAAAAAAATACCCGCACAAGGCGGGCAAGAAAGTAAGGAGCTTGAAGCGATGAACGACACGAGTGTAGACCATCAATCCCATAGCGTTACCTGCTCCGTAGCGGGGGCAAGCAGATCCGGCAGCGTGATGACTACCCCGGCGCGATAGGGTTGAGGCTCGTCAGCCAACCCCTGATTGGCATCAAGCACCGCCTCGACACTGCCGACCAGATGGCCGTAGTAGTTGTGACAGATGGTGTCCAACAGATCCCCGTCAGACGTTCTGCATGTCGTCGCCATAGCGCACAAACTCCAGCGTGAACCCTTGTTTGCGCGGGATGCCACCCTGCATCAGCGCGCTCTGTTCTTCTTCAATGCTCTTGAGGCACCAGTTCCCCAGCACGTCGCCATAGCCCGTGACCAGACTCAACGGCTCAAGCCTGGCGCCGATCGCGCGCAACGTGTCGAGCTGCTTCAGGCCGCCCTTGAACCCCGGAAAGATCGCGCCCTTGAGCGTGATCTTCTCGTCACCCATGCCCACGGCTTGCTGCGCCGGACGGCGCGACAGGCGCTCCTGGGAAGCCCAGCGGAATTCAGTCGAGCGTCGCAGTTCGTCAAAGGCCGCCGTGTCGAGGTTGAAGAAATACGGCTGCGCCTTGGGGTCTTTGGGCTGGATGATCAGCAAGTGCGGGAACGGCTTCACCGCCTCCGGTGCCGGCGTCGAATCCGTGGCAAAGGCTCCGGTGGGCACGATGTTGGCCAGCGCCGGACTGGCCTTGCCGGCAATCTTGTTGATCGCCGTCGCCGCCTTGCCCGTCTGCTCCTTCAGCACCCCCATGCGCTCGTCAATCTGCGACAGCGCCCGGGTGGCCGTGTTGTACGTGGCCACCACCTGCCCGACCTTGGCCTGAGCCGCATTCACCCCGCGCATGACGCGCTGAAGCTTGGCGCCGATCGCGGGGCCGACAAAGGGCAGTCCCTCCAGCTCGGACGCCGCGCCGGTGATTTCCCCGATCGCGCCATTCACCGGTCCCAGCATGCCGTCCAGGCTGCGCCGACCGGTTTCCCCGGCCGAGGCTAGGTACTTCAGTCCCGACTGTAATTGCCCCAATGCTTCCATTAGCCCTCCTGATTAAACGTGTGGCGCGTCAAAGAGCTGAGCGCTCCCCATTTGCTTGGCCATGTCGCGATAGTGCTGATCGAGCAACGGCTTGAGCTGACCGTACAGCTGCGCCGCATCCTTGACGTCACCGTTGACCGTCAGCGAAAACGGCGCCTGAATGTCCACCTTGGACTCGATCTTGGCGGGCTCCGGCTTCACGGCCGGCGCCAGGACCTTGGCCAGCGGCCCGGCCCCGGCATCGGCGCTGGCCGGCGGCAACATCATGGAGCGCGCGGCATCACCGGGCTGCGTTTCGGCAGCGGTGGCGGCGCGGGCGGGCACAGCGGCGGCCGGCATCAATGGAGCACCGCCACGGGCCATCACCAACGACCCGGGCACTGGCGCCGCGAACGACTTGGCAATGCCACCCATCACCGGCGGAATGTCCTTGCCGGCATTGCTCATCATCAGCGGACCGGCGGCCGGCATCCGCTTCAGCTCATCGGGCGTACCAAACATCGACTTGCCGATCTCACCACCCAACGCGTCACCGCCCTGGCTGCCGAGATACCCCCCAATCAATCCGCCGACAAAGGTGCCAATCACCGGCAACACCGCCGTACCGATCGCCGCACCAGCGGCGGCACCGGTCAGCGTGCCCGCCAACCCGCCCGCCGCCGCGCCGTAGCCCTCGGCTTTCTCGTCCCGCGTCTCGGCGTTCTGATAGGTGTCATAGGCCTTGTAACCGGCTTCAGCTACGGCGAGTACCGCCGCCCCTTTGACCACCGCACCGACACCACCCCCGCGCACACCGGCGCCCTTGCCGCCCACCCGGCCTTTTTTGCCCTTTTTGCCTTCGCCACCGGCATCGAGGTCGCCGCCATCCAGCCCGCCGGCACCACCGGCCGGCATGTTGGTGACGATCACCTTTTGCGGGATGTTGGGATTGCCCATCAACGAGCCGCGCCCGCGCCCGAGATTCATCAGGCCCTTGGCAATCTTGAAGCTGCTCATGGCGGTCTGAAAGCCGATCACGGCCGCGACGGCCGCACCGATGCATGTCACCAGCCGGGGCGACTCATCGGACAGTTTGGCGAGGCCTTGCGTGACGGAGGTCACCCCGTCGACCACTGCGTCAGTCACCGGCCGAAAGGCATCGCCGATGCCACGCATGGCGTCGTCGATGCCCTGGACCATTTCCGCCTGTTTCTGCGCGGACGACTGCCGGCGTTCCTCAAGGTTCTTGTCCAGAATCCCCGTGGCGCTGGCCGACTCGCTTTTCAACTTCGCATACAGATCCTTGTTCTGCATGAACGCGGTCAAGGCGCCCTTGACCTGCATGTCGGCGAACAGATCGCCGGTACGCAAGGCTTGCTCCAGGGAGGCAATCATGGCCTTGGCTTTTTCCGGGTCGGTCTCCTTGCTGATCTTTGCCGTGGCTTCCGCCATGGCGGCCGCCTTCTTCGGATCGGTCGCAGCAATGTACTTCTGGGCCAGCTCAAAGCTGGACTCCAGCGTGGACTTACCATTCTGCAGGCCGGTGTTCATCGAGCCCTGATAATCGATCCCGGCCTTTTTGTAGGCCTCGACCGTGTCACCCGAACCGATCTTTTCCATCCAGTTCTTGAGGTTGTTCGCCGCCTCATCCGAACCGCCGGCGGTCTTCATTTGCACCTGAAGCATGGCGCCCAGTTGCGTGACCGAATCCATCCCGGTGATGCCCAGCTTGCCCATGCCGGCCAGCAGCTCAGGAAACCAGCGCGCCATGTCGGCCGCCTCGAAGCTGCCCGCCTGCCCTTGGTAAGCGATCGCCTCCAGCGCCTTTTGCATCATGGCCGGATCGGTGATTTTGGCGTTCTGCCCCAGGGCGTTGATCATGCGCGCCGTTTCGCCGCCATCCGAGCCTTGGCCCACGGCGAACTTGGCCGCCGTCGGGGCATACTGCAGGGCCTTGTCCAGCTCCATGCCAGCCCCCACCAGCGCGTTGACCACCTCGGCCACCTGATTGCGCGCCATGCCGGTGTCGCGAGACGTGTCGATCACCGTCCGGGATAACTTCGCTTCTTCGGGCTTGTTGGCAATGTTCGACTTGATCGCAATGTCACGAATGATCGCGCCATAGTCCGCACTGATCTTCGCCGGGAGCGCCAGCGCGGCCGTGCCGGCGACCGCCTGGCCGACGCTGCTTCTCAGGCGCTGCTTGCCCTCATCGAGTTGGTGGTGACCTTTGGCTTTCAGTTCGGCCTTGGCGGCCATCTGCCCCATGGTGTTGTAGGCCTCGGCCAGATTGCGGACTTCAACGCCTTGCTTCTTCAGGCTGCTGAGATTGCTTTCCAGCTGTTTCAGCAGCGCGCCGGCGCCCTTCTCGCCCGCCATATGTGCCTTGCGCCATTCATCGCGCAATCGCATGGTGTCGCCAATGGTCTTTTCCAGCACCCGGGCTTTTTTGCCTTCGGCCTCCAGGCGCTTGATGCGACTGGTGACATCCTTGAACGCTGAACCTACGGTGGAGCTGACCGCCCCGCCAATGACCAGGCCGAGCGCGAGTTTGTTCGCCATGTACTTGCCCTATACGTCGGGTAGATCAAGGGCGGCTCAATCCGTGAGCCACCAAACCATCTCTGAAAAGGGCATGGCCGTAATCTCGGCGGCAGAGAAACCGGTCTCTTTCGCCAAGCGTTGAGCCGCCATTTTCAGGGTGGTCGCGTTAAACGTCGTCTTCTTCGACCAGGCGAAAATAGCCCGCCGATAGGCGCTGATAGTCCTTGTATTTCAGGCTCAACAATTCCGGTTCAGTGAGCCCCAGCAAGCTGCTGAACAGCGACAATTCCTGTTTTTCATAGTCGCCATTGCCCGCCACCTTGGAGGCGCGCCAATCCATGACACTCGGCGCACGCATCATCAGCTTGTCGGTCAGGACACCGCTGATCAGGGTTTTATATTTGAGCGTTACGGTAACGCCCTCATCGCTCAGCTTCAGCCAGCTCGGCAGTTCTTGGTCTTGGGTTACTTGAGTCATGTGCTTTTGTCCTTAGAGGCCGAGGGCCGAGCGTTCAGCGGCAGCTTGGTCGACACCATCGACCACCATCACCATGTTGAGCGGGTCGATCTCGTACATGACCCGGCCGTCGATCTCCAGCTTGTAGTAGACCAGCTTGACCGCGTGCTTGATTTCAGCCTTGTCGGCCGGTTTCCAGTCGCCCATGTCGACCTCTTTGATGCCGCCGCGCATGGTCACAATGACCGGCGTGACCACGCCCCGCAGGCCTTTGAAGGCACCGCGAAACACGAGATTGCAAGCGGTCTGATCGGCCAGGCCGAAGTACTTCAGCGCCTCGCGGCGCACGCCGTTGGTGGTAAACGCCGCTTCCAGCTTTTCCAGCCCCATGGCGATTTCGACCGGCGACAACATGCCGCCGCCCTGATAGTCGTCGGTCTTTTGGGTCAGCTTGGGCAGCGACAGGGTCGGCACGTCGCCGGCGAAACTGACGCCGTCGACGAACGCATTACAGTTGGAGAGAACTTGAGGAATCATCGAACGGCCCCCTTAGGCTGCTTCAAGAACTTCGGTCGCCCATTGATCGGTGACTTCGAAGAGAAAATTCGGGTTTTCCGCCGGCGGCACGTCGGTGAAGCGGATGCGCCAGTAGACTTTGCCCTGCATGATTTGGCTGGCCGTGCTCATTTCGTCGTCCGCGTAGACTTCGAAATTGATCACCGCGCCCCGGTTCTTCTCGTCGCGCATGAACGCCTGAAGGCCTTCGGTGACGTCCTTGACGTAGGTCTTGGTGATCGAGCGGTCGACCGCCCACTTATGCCCGGCCTGCACCGCATCCATGAGGATGTCGCAAGTCCGCACACGGGTGATGAACGCCCATTTCGGATCGCTGGACAGCGTGCGGTTGCCCCACAGGCGATAACCGCCGTCGCGAATGATCGTGGTGATGTTGGCGTTGTTCAGCAGGTTGGCCCGGCAGGTGGCGTCGCCGTCCAGGTATTCGATCGGGCGGCTCGTGCCGGTGATGCCGACAAATTCCTTGTTCGATGGCGACGCCCAGTAGCCGTACTCGGCATCGGTCCAGGCAAACAGGCCCGCCGTCCACGCCGAACCCGGCGCATCGACCGTCGCGCTCTCGACCGTGTCCCAGAACTGCACACCCGGATCGACCAGAAACAGCCGCTTGCTGCCGAAGTTCAAGGCGTAGGCCATGGCGGCCTCATCGGTGGTATTCGGTCCGTCGATGATGGCGATCGCGCGCAACTTGCCGGCCAGGGCATCCATGGCGGTGGCCACGGCCTGCGTCGCTGAATGCCCCGGGGCAATCAACAGCTTGGGCTGGGCGTTGTGCTTGCTCTTGCCATCCAGCAGCGCCTGGAGGCCGGTACGCTGACCATCGGCAAGCACGCCACCAATGATGGCGGATGTTTGCAGCGCGGCGTCTTCGAGCTTGGGCACGCCGACAGCGACGATTACCGCCTTGGCCCGCACATAGATCGCAGCCGCCGCCCTGGCGATGGCCGAGCCCGCGCCGAACGCCGCGATGGCTTCGCGCTCGGAGGTGATCAACTTCAGCTCGCCGGCCTTGGCCGTGCCGCCGCCGAGGATGCCCGGGGTGAAGGTGTCGCACAGACCGATGATCGACGACGACGGCAGCGAAATAGTCCGCGCCCCGGTGTCGAGCAGCGTGGTCGTAACGCCGTGAAAGAAACTCATAAGGCAATCTCCAAAAACGAGAAAGCCCCGCATAAGCGAGGCTGTGAGGGATGTTCGTGTTACGCGTAACGGAAAAGAAAACGCCCCGTCAGTGCGGGGCGTTTATTGCGGCTGGATATCCGGCTCAGTATCCGCCTCCGGATCAAGCGGCAGAACGGGTGGCGGCGCTGGAACGGGCCAGCCATCGGACAGCAACTCATCAGAAAACCCGTCCGCTTCAATCAGCTCAAGCAACGTTTTCTCACGATCAAAGCAGGCCTGTACATGGGCACGCACGGCCGATGAAACCGCCAGAATCTGCGCAGCGTCGAGCTCGACGAAGCCGGAGGCGGTCTTGAAGTTGCAGCAATAACCGGCATCGATCAGGGCTGACACGGCCATGCCGGCAATCAGCGACTGACTGTCACGAGTCGTATCAATCGATAGGCCGCCAACAGTGACGCCAGCCCCCTCACGGCGGTAGCGCTCATCGGCGATTAACTGCTTCAGTTCGCCAACCGTGCGGATGGGGTCGGCCGGCGGGGAGAACGACCAATCATCGCCATCCTGAACGGCAACCCAGCCAATAGCCGGCGCAACACCTTCCGGCACTGGAACCCAGACAAACACCGCCGGAAACATTTTCGAGATGTCGCCGGCAAGGCTTTTAAGCTCGCGTACAACACCTTCATAAACCCATGCGTAAAGCTTCATGCGTACTCCTCCAGCAACGCCACACCTTTAGATCCAGCAGCGCCGGGTCTGGCCGCCGTACTCGGGCCTGAATGCACACCGCTTGCACCCGCGCCGTATCCCGATCCCGGTTGAGCCGACGTAGTAGCGTGCCCCCCAGAGCCGAACGGCGAGCTACCCCCCACCCCCGGAAGAATGGAGTTGGCGACCGACGTCCCTCCCTCCCCGCACATGCCAGCGCTATTGATAATGCTGCCACCCCAAGCCACAGGCCCAGGCAACCCGGCCCCCCATAGCGACGACGACGTGACCGCGGCTGTAGTCGGCAGCGCTGAAGCGCCACCGCCCGGGCAACCCATAAGCGCACCAAACGACGTCATACCGCCCGACTGACCAGCCCCACCGGCAACACCAGCCAATCCACCATCGCCAATGGTCACGAGAACACCCGCCCCAACTTCATCAGCAGTAAACCAGCCCTCGGCCCAACTCCCCGAAGCACCGCCACCGCTGGCCGAGTTGCTGCCCGACCCTGTGGCGGGCGTTCCGCTGCTCCCCCCACCGCCACCGATCGCCCGCACTCGAACGAACTTCATGCCCGGTGTAGGCACGTACTGCGATGTCGCCTTGATGGCTTGCTTTCCAACCAAACGCCCGATGCGCGCGGCCAGCGCGGCGATATCGATGTTTCCCTGATTGATCGGCGCGTTCCAGGCCTTGATGCACCACATCACCGCCAAGTTGCGTGGGCGAGTTTCAGCCCCTCCCGTTTTCACAGTTCCAGGTGTCACGACAGACATGCTGTAATCATTTCCTGTCGTGGTCCAATAAGCACCTGTAGCCGGCGGGCATGTCACCCCGTTTACGACCCCAACAGCCGTCCCTCCTGACGGATCAATGTTGGCACCAACGTTGTCAAAAAATTTGTGATCGTGCGACTCCAGCATGCCGCCTTGCAAAGTCCCAATACCACGCCCGGCATCGACGCCGCGCCCATGGTCCCAACCACGCAGAAACTCGCCGCGCGATTCCGGCAGCCGGAAGTTACCGGCGCCCTCATCACCCTTATTGAAGGTAGTCCCGAGGTACACCGCCAGATCTGGATAGAGCGCGATACTTTTGACGCTACCGTCCAACTCAAGAAAGCCCGGCGCCGCTGTCCCAGTGGGAAACGCCACGGTGGCACCGACCGGCAACGCCGAGGCCTGCGCAATCATCGCCTCGATTTGGGCCTTGGTGTAGCTGTCCGTAATGCCCATCCCGGCCAGCGTGCTCGGGTTATCACCCGATACCACAATCCCCCGCTCGTTGGTTTTGACTCGCGTGTATTCGCCGGGCGCCTTGTTCTTCGGCAGCACTTCCAGAATGGCCGCGTCGACGTAGGCCCGCGAAGCCAGCACAATCGCCGGATCGATCTTGAGGGTGATGTTGCCGGTGCTGGTGACAATGAAGTTCATCCGCACGATTTGTGTGCGGCCCGAGCCCTGCGACAGAATCGGCTTGAAGCTCGGCGCACAGTTGGCCACCGCCACCAGATCCCCGTCCGCGTCGTACAGGCCGATTTCGCGAATCCACTTCCCGCCTTCATCCGCCGGAATAATCTGCTCGGCGATCAGCACCGCCGGGTTGATCGGATCAATCTTGAGCTGATTCAGCGGCCGGCGCCGCCATTCGTTGATTAGGGTGGTTTGCGCGGCATTGGGGATCGGGTCGGTGTTGTTGGCATCGCCCACACCCATTTCGGTGATCTTCCAGGGAATGCCGAGCGCGTCGGCGTTCGCCTGCTTGGCCATGCCCACGTTCGTGAGGATGGCGAAAAACTGGGAATTCACATCAATCATGGTAAACGTCCAGGGTGTCTATGGAGTGTTCGCGCCCCACCACGCCGAAGCGGCCCGTGACCTCGATGTCACGCATCACCGGCGGGTAAACGTCGATTTCGTCGCCTTCGTACAGGGCGACACTGATGTTCAAATGGCCTTGGGTTTCGAGACTGATCGCCAGCCCTGTCAGGTGCCGGGTCACGGGCTTGGCATCGTCGATCAGGCGCTCCAGCTCCTGATACATTTCCTCAGTGATCCCGGTATCAAGCACGCCGACCTTCAGCGCGAAGGTGCCCGGCACGCCCTTGGGCACCGTCTTGAACCACTCGACGATTTCGATCAGGTAGCCCAGGGGCTCGACCACCCGGCGCAGCGCGCCGATGGTCCCCTTGTGGGCATGGATGTAATAGGAGGCCTTGATGGCAGCGCGCTTGGTCGCTTCAGGCCACCGGTAATCCCAGCGATCGACCGACCACGCCCATGCCAGATGGGGCAGCAGATGCACCGGACAGGTATCGGCGTTGTAGAGCGTGCGCAGCGGGACAATTGTGCGCTCGTAAAACGTCGCCTCCAGGGCGCGCTCCAGTTGCGTGCTATTGCTGGGCAGCAGACTCCTCATGTCGCCCCCGCCATCGTCACGCTGTAGCCAAAGCACCAGGCCGCCTGGGCCTTGGTCGGAGCCAGGTCGACCCAGCCGGGCAACTCAACCCGCGAAACGCCGGCAACGTGCAACTGAGCGTCAATCGCCGAGCGCGCCACTTCAACTCCCAATCGCTTGCGCGGGTTGATCCAGGCCGCCAGTCGCTTGGTAGCCTCGGCCAAACTGGCATCCCCTTCAGGCCCGGCGCTGCTCATGTGCAAAATGGCATCGATGCGGTAACGGATAATCTCCGCGCTCTGTACCGTCACCCAGTCGGTCAGCGGCCGCACATCTTCATCATTCAGCGCCGTGTCCACGACGGCCAACAGCTCAGGGCCGGTCTCGCCTTCCCCTTCCGAACTCAGCACCGTTACCGTAACGCAGCACGGCGCCGGGCTTTCCGCCGTGGCATCCGCCACCAGCCCCGACGCGTTACGCGAATGCAGGATGTAGCTGTTACGCGGGCCGGCGGTGGTCAAGCCTTCATAGGCCAACTGGATACGCTCGCGGAACGCATCGTGTTCTTCCATGACTTTGGGCACGGGCGGCACGGCCGCCAGATCCTCGGCCTGAATCACCAGGCGCTTCAGATTGACGTTGGCTCCCAAGTGGTCGAGATCGCTACCAATGGCATGGGCCAGTAACAGCGCCTTGGCGCCGTCGTTGACCCGGGCGCGGTTCCCGACCTTGATGTAAGCCCCGACCTCGATCACTTTGGTGACCGGGTCGCTTTCCAGCGTCGCGGTCCAGTTGTTACCCATGTAGCCGCGAAAGACGCCCAGCCCTTCCTCATAGGTCGCCTCAAAGTCCAGAGGTTCCAGCACATCCGGCGCCGGCAGGGCCGACAGATCCAGCAGGCTCATACGCTGACCTCCACAAGAAAGCTGTCACCGAGATAGTCGCCGGCAATGCTCAGATTGATTTGCCCGCCCAGTACCGACAGCACGCGCACGCGCTCCAGCTTCAGCCGCGGCTCCCAGCGTTCCAGAGCGCGGATGGCTTCCGCTTGTACGGAGCTTTTCCAACCCTCGTTGACGGGCAAGTCCACGTAGGAGCGGACCTTGCTGCCGTACTCCGGCCGGTGCCGGCGGCTGCCCAATGACGTGCCCAGGACGTCACCCATGGACTGGCGCAGATGCTCGATGCCGGAAATGGGCTGGCCGGTATGGCGATCCATTCCGATCATCTACATCACTCCTTCAGCGGCTCAAGCTCGGGATGGGCCTTCAGGTACGCGACGGCCTGCTCATCGGAAACGGACACCTCGACACGCCCCTTGGCCACCGACAGCGTGCGATCGCTGCCCGGGATGATCAGGGTGCGCGACGTGTAAACCTTGTCGCGAAAGGTCAGCAGCAGATCCGCCGGCGACTGATCGAAGGCAGGCTGTTCGGTGGTCTTGGCCATGTTTTCTCCAGGCATAAAAAACCCGCACTGGGCGGGCCGGATGGGTTGTTGATTAGTGCGTGTGATGGTTGTCGCTGGATCCTGCAGCGAGGATCGAGGCGCCACCGGTGATGTCCTGCGTTACGTGTAACGGTCCGTCGATTTCCACTGCTGCGACCAACTTGATCGCGGCCGATGTGACCGTCACCGAATCGGGCGTCAGCGCGGCCTCGGTGCCGCCGATCTTCACCGTCACGGCGTTATCCGTAGCGGCGACCTCGGTGCTGCCGACCTTGATCGTTACCGTTCCGGTGGGCAGCGTGATGGTGTAGGTCTTGGCCTGCCAGTCGTAGATCAGCGAGCCCCCATCATCAAAGCGCCAGACCTCCACATGATCGCGGTTGTCCGGCTGGGCCCCGGCATTGCCATACAGACCCGGGATAAAGGTGCCCATGCCGGCCTGCCCGCTGGGATTGAACAACACCCCCTGCTCGCCCGGGGACGGCGCGCGCCAGTGTCGCGCCTTACCGGCGGCGAGGCTGTGCCAGCGCACCCAGGCGCTGGTCCATTCACCATTGGACACACGGACCATCGCCGCCGGCAGATCCACCCCAACCACCACGCAAGGCATCAGCATGGCGGCGATCATGCGGTCATGTTCCGCACTGGCGTAACTCACAGATCCTCCGGATGAACGGGGCCGTCACCCGGCTCGATGTCGAACACCAGCGAGCCCGGTGGCTCATCCGGCCACGGCCATTCCTCAACGCCCAGATAAATCTGGTGGGTCCACTCCACCAGCCAGACCACGTAACCGTCGAGCTCTGGCTTGGTCCAATCCTGTGTGGCCTGCACGAACTCAGCGGGCTCTACCGCCAAGCCCCAGGTTTGCAGGCGCAACAACACAGCCAGCTGCGCCGCCAGGTGCGCGGCCTGCTGGCAGTGCTTCGGGCGGATCGGATCAACGATGATCCGCGCTTCGAAGCGACAAATCAGGCTCGTCTCGCCGGTACCGATATCAACCCCCGGTTCCATCTCGGCCATTTCAATGAACACCACCGGCAATGCGATACGGTCCTTGATGTTGGGCCACGCCGTTACCGCTTTGATGCCGGACAGATTGCTCGCCAGGCGCTGCTCGATCGCCTGATAAAGCTGGTCCAGGCTAAAAGGCTCGTCAGACATGGGCCGTCCCCTTCAGGTATTTCTGCAGTTCAAAGTTGAGCTCTTGTTGCAGGATCTCCAGCAGACGCGCGTCGGCCCGTTTGACCCAGGTGTCGAAGTGCGGACGGGCTTGCTCCAGCGACACCTTGGCTTTAGCCAGCGGAAAGCGATCGCCGTTTTCCGCAACCCAACCCGAACTGGCACCACCGCCTCGCGACACCGTGCTGTCGGGATAGTCGTCCGCATTGAAGTGCTTGCTCGCGGTGCGGATCCAGATGTCGGGTTTGTTGCCATAGACCTTCTTGAGGAAGGCCCCTTGATACCGCCGCCCGGCCACCGACACGCCGCTGCCGGACTGCCGTGCTCGCCCGATCCGGCTGGACTCGATCGCATTCAGACCGAACCACAACTTGCCGCTCGTGGCTCCACCGGACACCGGGTAACTGCGCAGACGCTGACGCACCGCCGCGACGGCGATGCGCTCTTGCCGGCTGACGGCGCGGGCAATGTGTGTGCGCAACCACCCCAGCGTCTTGTTGATCGCTCGACGGTGCGCTGCAGCGGCTGCTTTCGGTACCAGCTTGGCGAAGTCCTGAAACGCTTTCAGATCCTTAGCCGAGGACTGGATAGAGAGCATCCCTCCACCGGCTGACGGCTTGAAGTAGCTGCCGACACTCATGCGCGCATCCTCAGAATCAAGGCGACCAGACCGTCACCGCTAGGCTCCAGCTGCAGCAGGTCATACTCGCCACCACCGTCCAACTCAGGCAGTTCGATGGTGACCAGCAAACCCTGCTCCAGTCCGTGCGAGTCGCTAACGCGAATCTCGAACCGAGGCTCGCGCAGGCCGGTGTTGAGCTTGCCGATCTTCGGCTGCAGCCAGGGCGCCGAGAACATGCCCAGCACCGGCTCGTCCCGGCCTTCGATTCGGGCGGTGTCGCCCAGGGTCTCGAACACCACCGCGTCGACCTCGGCAATCAGATCGCGAAAACCCATGGTCAGAGCTCCAGCAGGATCTGCGCCAACGGCCGGGTGCACAGGTGCAGCGGGTTGGACTGAGCTTCACCGGCCATGCCTTTGTTGAACGGCATCGGTTCGATCTTGCTGTAGTACGGCACGCCTTCGGTGTTGACCGTTTCCATGTAGTCCGCCGGGGCAAACACCGAGATGTAGAGGTCTGGCACGCCTTCGGGAATCAACAGCGCCTTGTCGTCATGGATGAAGGTGACGCCCGCAATCTTGCCGCGATAGCGCTCCCAGACGATGCCGCCAAACTCGAAACTCTCGCGGGCATCACCGCGCAACGCTGCCGCCTGCTGGCTGTTGAGGAACGTTTCCTTGACCGACTTGTGGACGATCAGCTTGTTCCAGAAATTCTTACCGCAGAGTGCCCGCGACCCGCTGCTGGTGACACTGCCCAGCGCATCCTCCTGCAGATCCAGCGCTTCGCCGCATTTGACGCGCAGCTCCGTATCGGCGTTGCTGAGGCCCATGGACATTTTCTTGCGCGTCACGCCGAAGGTTTTGTAGATGTCCAACAGGACCGTCGACCCGTCGGCATCCAGGATCTGGCCATTGAGCGCACCCATGCGTTGGAACTCGTGCGTGGCATCGAGCTGTCGACGCGCTTTGGCCAGGCGTTTGTTGACCACATCCTGTACAGCCTGCAACTCGGAACGCGTACCGAAGGCACGGATCCCCTGAATCTCATCGGCCTTGATCGCAAAGCGCTGTGGCAGATGCACGGTGTTGAACGGGATCAGGTTGCGTTTGGTGCCCGACACCACCAGACCGGACGTGCCGCGCTCGCCCGCCGGGACCAGGGCCAGGGTGTCGCCGTCCTTTTCAATCTGCACCGTCAGGGTGGTGATGCCCTCCTCCTGGAACAAACCGAGGCTGCTGATGCGGCCCGGCAGGTATTCCTGTTCGTTGATGGCGGCGGTCAGCGAAGAGACCGAAAACGCGTCATCGTTAAAGATTTCAATGTCAGCCATGAAGCTATCTCCAGAAAGCAAAAAACCCGCACGCGGCGGGTTCGGTAATCAGGGTGGTCGTCTTAGCGGACGATCAGGAAGTGAGTAGCCAGCGCCTTTTCAGCGGCCGGATCCAGACCAGTGAGATGGGCTTCGCTGACTTCAGCCAAGCGCACCACGGCACGGCCGCGACGGACCACATCGGACTCGCCCAAGGGACCGTAAAGAATGGCGATGGCGTTTTCGCTGCCGTCTTCGGCGGTCGGGTTATAAGGCGCGAACTCACCGGTCAGGCTGACCAAACCGAGGATCTGCCCCGGTTCCAGCGCAGGCCCCGCCGCGACGTTGATGGCTTCGCGGGAAATGGTGCCAGCGGCCTCGGACAGCAGGAACTCACCCGCGTGCATCGGCTCTCGTTGAATCGTCATCGTCTTGCTCCTGTAGCAGATTGGGGTTTAGCGGTGCGCGCGGCTTGGCGCGCCGACCAGATCGAGGGTTGATCGATTTGCTTGGCCTGCACCTTCAGCGGTTTGTCTTCATCCAGCGGCAGGCTGTTGTCGATTTCGAAGCCCTTGCCGCTGCCGACGAGCTTGTCGAACAGACGCGCCCGAACTGCCGCCGCATCCAGACCGGCCGCGACGTACTCGGCACTGAACTCCGGCAAGCGCGCAGCCACGCACAAATCATTTACCGCCTTGGCGCGTGTCAGGCCGGCCTGGACGATCTCCTCACTTTCGAGACTGGTCGAACTGAGCAGCGGCGCGACCAGGTTGCTGATGCCCGCCTCGGCGCAACGCTGGGTGATCATCAGCGCTAATTTGGCGGCATCGACTATCGGCGGCGTCTGAGGCGGATCATCTGGCTCCAGTTCCGGGTCCGGCTCTGGGGGTTCGTCGAGCTGGGCCAGCAGCTCGGCCGGTGCGTGCTGGTAACGCTGCAGCACGCCGCCCTGGCCGAGACAGGCCTTGACCTTGATCCCGTCACCGACTTCATCGGCCAGGCCCAAGGCCACGGCTTCGTTGGCCGTCAGCCAGGTCTCAGCGGCGACCAGTCGCCGCAACTCGGTCTCATCAATCTCGGGCGCCTTGGCTTTGTAGGCCGCAATGATTGCCTCCATGGTCTGGTCCAAGACGTCCGCCACCTTGCGGAAGTCTTCGGCATCCCCGGCCGCGTAGGTCCATGGGTTGTGAATCATCAGCATGGCGTTGGCCGCGATCACGACCTTGTGTGCGCCACAGACTGCGACGCTGGCTGCGCTGGCCGCTAATGCATCGATGCGACCGGTGCAACGTTCGCCCAGACGCGACAACGCGTTGTGCATGGCCAGCCCGTCAAACAGGTCGCCGCCGATGCTGTTGAAAGCGGCAATGACCGGCGAGACGCCATCGTCCATGGCGCGCAGATCCTGCACGAACTGATTGGCGGTAATGCCCCAGGCGCCGATCTCACCGTAGACGAACACTTCAATGACACGTTCAGCGGCCTCGCCGTTGGCCTCCAGGGCGTACCAGGTCTTGTCCTGCACCTGGACTTGCTGACCCGCTCGGTTGTAAATGCGCGGTCGCGCTTGCTTGCTCATGGTTGCTCCTTGTCGTCGAGCTGCTCGACGGCGTCGAGGGTGTTGTAGTTGAGGCCGAGCTTCGTGGCCCGGGCCAGATCGGCGGCGTTTTCGGCGTCGACCGTTTCGGCGTCGTAGCCGGTGCGCAGGACCATCTCACTACGCGAGGCAAAGCCGGCTTGCACTTCCATCCGTCGGGCCTGCACATCCTGCACCGGCTGGATGTAGGCCCAACCTTGCGGCACCCAACGTGTGCGCAGGTATTCGCGACGACGTTGTGTGTAGTCTTCCAGCACCAGAGCGCCCGACAGCGCCGCCATGTCCATCCAGGCAGCCCGGACGGGGCGGCAGAGCTGGTGGACGTAAACGCTGAATTGCAGTTGCTCCAGGCGACGCCGGAACTCGTTGAGCACCACACGCAGCGCCCGGTCGTTGACCTCGCGCATGTCGCCGGTGAGGATCTCGTAAGGCGTGCCCGTCCCCGCTGCCGCAGCCATCAGCTGCTGCCGCATGAAGTCCGGGTAGTTGTTGCCGGCGTCCGGCGGCTTGGAGAACTCGACCTCTTCACCTGGCCCCAGCTCCTGCATGGTGCCGGGCTCCAGCGCCACCATCGGGGTGAAGCCGTCACGGTCCAGGCTCAATGGTTGGCCGGTGACCGGATCTCTCGGTACCGGTCCAGAGTCGGGAGCCGGTCGACTGATGAAGCCGGCAAACAGGTTGGCCACCTCCTGACGGAACAACACGGCATCGTCGTAGTTGTCGAGACTGCGCAGGCGCTTGAGCACCGGCGACAATCGCGGCACGCCGCGCAACTGACCCGGCTCGACCGGCTCGAAGATGTGCAGCACCTGGGCGGCCGGCACGCGCACCAATTGGTTGTGCCCGGCGTTCAGCGACGACGCATCACGCGGATGCGACAGGTACATCCAGTACGCTTCTCGTTTGCCGCCGGGTGTGAACTCGATCCCGGCACGGATGATGTTGCCGTTTTTGGTGGTCTCGTACTTGTCGTGCGGGACGAACTCCGGCGCCAGTGCCTGAATCTGCAACGGCACCGCCAGGCCCTCATCCAGACTGCGCGGCCGCAGCCGAACAAAGCACTCACCCGAGGTCTCGACTGTGCGAGCGATCAGGGCCTGCTGGCCATAGAAGTCGGTGCGCTCATCGGCGTCCGACTCGTCGACCCAGTCCTCCCACAGCTCCTGCAGCAACTTGCGCAGGGCTTCGTCGTCAGTCTTTGGACGCGGCGTGATACCGGTGCCGATCAGGTTACTGACACGCTTGTCGATCACGTTGTAGGCATACGGATCGTTGCGAACCGCTGCCCGAGAACGCGACCGCAGGTTGCGCAGTGCCGGGGTGTTGATGCTGTTGATCCCGTTGTCGGGCGCATCCCAGCCAGTCGAGCGTCGGCCCTCCCCGGCGCCTTCGTAACTGGCCTTGATGTTCGACGGCAACACGAATCCGTTACGGGTGAGCGTCGGATAGCGGGCCATTAGAGTCCTTTGCCTCCGTGGTACAGCCGAACCACGCGCGAGCGCGGCCCGGCAGCGCTGATCAGCGAGGTGCGGATTTCTTCACGAGCCTTGAGCAGCTCGTCGACGGTGCGGTATTCCACGGTGCGGTCGGTGTAGCGCACGGTTTTCTCACCGCGAGCGATGGCCGCCTCAACCGCGTCGAGGTGCTTCTGGGTAAATGACATATCAGCGTCTCTTCAGGTAACCGCTGGTGGAGCTGCGGCGTTGAGGTGGTGTGGCTGCGGGTCGCGATTGCGCGGGTTGCTGAGTCGGTTGTAGAGCGACAACGGGAATTGCATGGTCAGCACTGCTGACGCGTTCGCCCTGAACGGGCTTGATGCCCAATGCTTCGTCAAACAGACCGGACTGTGCCAGCGACTGACGCACCCGCTCCCAGTCATGTTCCTTGTAACGGTTGAGGCCCAGGTAGTGCGCCATCGCCAGGCAGTACACCATCAGGTCGAGCGCTTCGTTGCGCTCGGCCTTGCCCTTGACCCACTCAATGCGCTTGTGTCCGCGCACATAGCGGGCAACTTTGCGCTCGGCGACGCACTGGTCGAAGAAGTCATCCGGCAGGTCATTGGCAAAGTGCAGTGCGCCCGGACCGGCCTCGAACGGGTAGCGGTTGTAGATCCAATCCTTGGCCGTGTCGGTACCGACGAACCACAGCTCGGCGCCATTGCGTTCGGTCTGCCCTTTCCAGGTCACATCGACCATCGACGGCCGCTGGGCAATCACCGGTTTCCCGGGCTTGCTCGCGCCCTTGATGGCGAACACATTGCGCCAGCGACGCACGCGGCAGAACTGGTAAACCTCATCGGTGTGATGACCACCGGAGTCGACAGCCACCGCGAGAATGCCCAGGCCGACCCCGCACGGATGGCGGTATTTGGCCTTGAGCAACTCGTCCAGCGCCGCCCAGGTACGCTCGTCCGCGGGATCACCCGAAACCACCTGGTAGTCGACGACCCAACGCTCCATGCCGACGCCCCAGCCCATGGCCATGAACTCCAGGCGGTTGGCCTGAACGTCGACGGCACCGGTGATCATCAGCACGGCAGCCGGCAGCGAACCGAGGGTGAAGCTTTCCAGCCGTGCCCGCGCTCGCAGTACATCGGCTTTGGTCTGCTCCTGAGCGGCGTCCCAGACTTTTGCCAGACGAGTGTTGTAGAACACTTGCATCGGCTCAAGGTCGCCCTTGGCCTGGGCCTTTTTCGCCTTCTCGAACTGCTTGGCCAGCGACTTCCAGTCCATCCAGCCCAGCGGCGAATACAGCGCGTTGAGGTGGAAGCCGACCGTCTCGCCGTCACCCTCGGCATGGGCACGCCACTCGCCGTTAGCGAGCATCTCGCCCTTGTGGTATTCCTCGATCAGCACGTCACAGTCCATCCCGGACGCCGCGCACTTGTAATGCACCACGCTGAAGTCGGCCGAGTAGAGAAGGTTTTCCCACTCAAGCGTCTGCATGTGACCACAATACGGACATGGCACGTAGTAGTGACGCTGATCGCTGCCGTCGAACAGGTCGGAGATCCGCGAGGCCCCCTTGATCGTCGGCGAGCTGGAGAAGTAGAACTTCGCGTTGCGGCCGAAGGTGCTGCCCCGGGTTTCTGCCAGCTCGATGGGATCGCCCTCCTCGCCGATGTCCACTTCCCAGCGATCGATCTCGTCGCCGTAAACGTAGCGCGCCGAGAGCTCCGACAGGTTGGCCGCCGAGCCGGCGGTGGTGACGTACAAGGTCCCGCCCTCGAACTCCTTGGTGTCCATGGTGTTGCGCGAATCCCGCGAGCGATTGGCCGCCACGCGCTCCCGCAGCACCGGTGTCGCCTTGATCGTTTTGCCGATCCGTGACGACACCCGTTTGGCCAGGCCGAGGCTTGGCAGCAGCGCCAGAATGTTCGAAGGCGCCATGTGCATCAGGCCGCCGATCCAGTTCAGACCGATCTGGGTTTTCATCAGCTGCGACGCGACCATGGTGATCACGCGCTTGCAGGGGTGAGCCGGCGATAGACAACGCATGGGCTCGCGGGCATACGGCGTACGCGAGGTGCGGTACTGGCCGGGCTCAGCGGCGCCGGTGTCACGCGGAATCCGCATGTACTCATCGGCCCACTGATCGATCCAGACATCCGGGTCGGGCCGTAGCCCACGGAAATACGCCTCGCGGTACACCTCTGCACCGTCAGGAATGTCCGTGGGCATGGGCTTAACTCGTGGTCAGTGCGTGTTCAAGGTCCGCTGAAGACATTCGCTCGGCGTCTTCCAGCGAGCGACGGATCGCCGCCGTGAGGTGCTTTTCGATTTCCCAAGGGTCGGTCATGGAGGCCAGTTCGGGCGCCAGTTGCGGCGGCATGCCCAGCAGTTGATCGCGCAGCATGCGTCCGGCGTTGTAGGCGCCGGTCTGCACCGCCGACATCGCAACCAGCGAGCCCTTGGCCTTGTGCAATTCGATCTCGGCGAGCTGGGCCAGGTTGTGTTCGCGCAGTGCCCGGGCTTTCTGGAAGTCGGGCAGCTGCCCCGCAGGGGTAATCGCGGGCGGCGGCGCAGCCATTGAAGTCGGTTCGACTTGACTGGATAACTGGCTGTACACGTCACGCTGCAGCCGGTCTTGCTGGTGGCGGTCAGCGACGGCGGTCTTGCTGGGGTCCGCGGTGTCGCGAATCAACGCTTCGCTGGCCAGCACATCCACCTGTTTGCCATCGGCAGTCAGCACCAGACGGTCGTTGTTTTTCAACCAGGTGATGTAGCTGGGCGCCCTGCCAATCCGAGCCGCGAAGGCGCTCTTTGACAGGTACATTGGTTCTGTCATAAGCCCTCCTTTTCAACGGCTTTTCAATGGAACCTTTCAATTTCAATGGATTGAATTTCAGTAAGCTGGCGACCCTGCCGCTAACACTTTCCCGCGGGTTTCCGACCCCGTACCCCTCGGATAACCCCAGGGTCCCCGGCGATTCTCGGCGCCCCGAAACGGTGCGTCACCCCTGTTCGCCGCCTGCCGGCGGCACCTCGCTGACGCCCAGCCGCTTGGCGGCCCACCGTTCGTAAAGGCCAATAGCGACATCGGCGCCGGCCATCGCGGTCAGACAGCCCAAGCTGCCCGCCGTCCAGATCGACATGCCTGCGGCAATCATGAGCATCATCGCCGACACGCCGCAGACAATGCAGGCACCGGACCGCAGCGCCAGTCGCCGCAATAACGCCCAGCCCCGTGCCCCGTCCTTGTCGGCTCGCCACATCTCACCCGATACACCGCCGACCAGGGCCAGGACGATCACTAACCAGATCGGCATCTCAGCCAACGCTTGCTGCTCATTTGTCATGTTCTGCCTCAGTAGTGGCGCCACCGACGCCGGAAAAAGAAAACCCCGCCGGGATGGGCAGGGTTTTCGGAGTCCTGGGTAGCCCCGGGACTAAGTGCACAGTTCGTGTGGGCTCTACGCCAAGGCGCAAATTCCATATCGTGGAGACTTTTTACCCCCCTCCGGAAAAACCGAAAAGGGGCGATTTTCGGTTGTCACGCTTGACGCAACTTTGGCTCACTTTGACGCAGCTTTGAGGCAATCCACTCCGATGAACGGTCAGCACGCCTGACGTCGCTTTATGGACGAGGCCCGTGTCAGATCGGTCTGGGCACTGCCGCTGCGCCGATCATGGTTGCGCGTGGTCGCCGTCCGCACCGTAAGAATGAGCTGCACTTGTTGATGCATGCGGTGTACCCAATTGCGGTAAGTCCGGTCGCCACCCTCGGGCAGACCCAGCAACTGCAACTGACGGCGAACCGGCAACGGTGGATTGGCCAGGTAGCGGTTGTGAGCCAAGACTGCCAGCTTGGCCCCCTTCTCCGACTGCCGCCCCAAATGGGCGACCGCCGCGGCCACCTCGCAAGCCACGTAATCCATCCCCCCGCCACCGTTCAGCAAAAGATCGCGAGCCCCCTGTGTTCCACGCGGCGCGCTGCCGCCATATTGCATGATGGTCGCCATCGGACTGCCCAACCCCGGCCCGTCGCCAATCAGGCAGTGCTGCCGGCCCCAGTGCATCATTAGCTCTTCAATTTCCTCGATCATTGCCCCATTTCCCCGCCAATCGAACCACACACAAAAATCCCGATACCCGACACAAACCCAACACAAAACAATCCCTTTAAAACCAAGGCTTTTATCCAATTTGAGTTGAGTGTGTTGGGTTTGTTGGGTTTTTCGCCCATCGCATGAAAGGAATTCCGACCACCATTTTTGCCATCAAATATCGCCACGTATGCGCGCACGCGTACGTAAACCCAACACACCCGACACAAAGCCCGCCAGTCCGCGAAACAAAGGGGTTTACACTGTGTGGAGTAGCCCACGACAACCCAACACATACCTGACACACCCAACACACTTAGAGGCGTCGTCATGCGGCAGCCGCCTTGATGTGATCCCAGTTGTCCACGTTCCAGCCCGCCAGCTTCGCTTTGGCCCGCCAGTTTTCCACCTGCTTGCCAAGCTCGGCCGCTTTCAGTGATGGGGGCGGGGAAGCGTCCTGATCGACCGGAAAGAAGAACGCACCGAATCGTCGGTTGTTACCATCGGTCCAAGGGATCGCCCGCGTCTTGTTCATCTCCGAACTGATGAACAACGAGAACTTCGTCTGACTCATGACGTGCTCCTTGTTGCGCTGGCACCACTCAAGGAACAGCGAATACAAATCCGTGGAGAGGCATGGCCCCCATAACCCCTGACCGAGTTCACTGTACTTCCACAGGTGGAGGAAGGTTTGCCAGCCGGCACGACTCAGGGCGACCAACCGCTCCCGGGCATCGGTAGACGGTGGACGTGTGCGCTGATTGAAATCGCCTAGGTCGACCGCCAATAGCCAACCGTACAGCGCCGCGACGCCGCCTTCCTGCAGCTCCTGGCCGATGGCCTTCTGGCGCTTCACCGGCAACGTCTCCAATGGCCACACCACCAGCATTCGCCGGTCAGTGTCGCTGATGGGCCAGGGCAGGATCTCGTTGCTCAGGAACACCGCGTTCATGTGGTTGGCCTCTTCCCAGCCGTTGATGAACTTGGATTCCATTCGTACCGTTTTGCCTGTCACCAGATGCTTGATCTTGCCCACCTGGTTGTAGCGCTGGTCGCGACTCACAACCTCCTCGAAGACCGCCCAAAGCTTGCGGCTTTGCCAAGCGTTAAAATTGCTTTCCAGCTGAGTCTGTCCGACCGTCGCCGCATACTGCCCGTACAACATGCCGAGCGTGTCGGCAAAGAACAGGCTCTTGCCCGAGCCTTCCATGCTGGAGTGCATCAGCACCGCGGTGTCCATCTTGGCGCCGAGATGCTGCAGCGGATAAGCCAGCCAGCACGTAAGCCACCGCACCGCATCTTCGTCATGGTTGCAAAGGAACGAAATCAACCAGCGCAGGTTGGCGCAGGCTGCATCATCTCTGACCGGCTCAAGCGGCAGCCCGTCGAAGGTATTGATGTACACGGCCGGATCCTTGGTCATAGTCGGATCGAACACGATGTGTTCAACATCCACCGTTCGCCGCTCGCTACTGTTGAGCCATAGTGGATAGGTGTCGCCCAACGCCATCTTGACCGCACCTTCGGCGATACGCCGCTTTTTCTCCCGGTCCCACACGTCCTTGGTGCCGTCGATGTACACGTAACGATCCGTCGGCGACATGCCTAGGGCGCCGCCCTTTTTGCCGGCCATGCGACGCGCCTGCTCGATGTCACGGACGTGGTCATCGGAGATAAGACGCTTGCCAGTGTCATCCAGCCAGGCCTTGGCCAACGGCTTACCTACCCGGGCCTCGAACGCCGACTTCTTCATTACCTTCGACTGGTCGCAGTCCCACACATGCGTGGTGCCCTCCACCAGTGCAAACCGACGCAACACCTGCTCAAGGGCTAACTCCTCCCCCGCTCCCCCGGGAGTTGCAGGAGCGGCCTCGCTAAATGCCGCCTCATCATGCTCATCTGCCGCAGCTGCATCACCAGAAGGGGGCGGGGGAAGATCTCGCGGATCCGGTCGAGACGAATGCTGCATGCCCAACAGGCGCGCCGCCTGCTTGACCGCCCGCGACTGATTACCGCCGTGCTCAAGTAGGCAGTACACTTCAAAGGCGTCGTTCTGGTGTCCGTTGGCGAGCGGATCGGCGCCGTGGTGCGAATACACCTTACCCTCGGTCACCGTGATGCCCGGCAACCCTGTGCCGCTCTGTGGATAGAGCCACTTGCCGCCGCGTTTGGTGTAACCATTAGCGTGCAGCAACTCTTCCACATCGTGACAGCGGTTGAACTCGTCGATTACAGAAGGTTGCTTGCCATTGGCCGGTGCCAGACGCTTGATCGGCTTGCCAAGGGGCTTTTCTGCCTTCACCGCCCAGGGACACGCAGCCTCGGCATCACGCTTGAAAAGCTCCCAATTGTTCCAGATAGCCAACAACTCATGCGGCAGTACCGGTAAGCCATCCTCTACCTTAGGCGGCGTACGCCATGCATAGGGTTTTCCCGTACCCGGATGGATCGATGGAGGCAACACATCCTGCACGAGACCCGCACGCAGCTCGAACACCGTGAAGCGCTTGAACTCCTCTGCCTCGGCCCGCGCCACGGTCTCACCTATTGCATCGCCGGCTGCTTTGGCAGCCTTAGCTTTCTCGATCAACCCCTTGTGGATCGTGCCATCCGGATCTTTCTCGTTCGGCCACGCCAATGCATGCCGTGTCAGCTCGACGCCGTCCGGCACACGAAACATGATCCGGAAGCGTGCGGGGTTCCCAACAACCGTCGGGAATACCAACGCCATTGCATCCAGATCAATTTCCAGCAATTCGTAGAGGATATGCCTTGTCCATTGCACATCATCAACGTCTAACGAACAGACGCGGCTCGGACCCAGCACCACACCCAGGTTGTGCGCAGGATTGGTTTGCCAAAAAAGAGCGGCTTTCGCCGCTTCGGTGATGTAACCCCCGGGCTTATTCCAGCCCATGCCCTTGGGGGCCTTCTCTCCTGGCTCGATGGGAACCAGGGCGAGATTGAAGGAATCGATGTAACGTTGCGCCCACTCTGCGGTGGGCGCTCCTTTGACCAGCTCACTCATCGGCGACGCTCCCGCAAAGCCTGGCAACTCACGCAGGTCTGACAACCTTCGATCGTCTGCTGACGAAGTGCCGGGATGGGCTCATCACAATCAGCGCAATACTCGGCGCTGGAAACACCTGTTGCCGGGCGGGGGCGACGATCCAAAGCGACCTGCAGGAAGTAATCGGCCTGATCGTTGGCCGTATCGATCACATCAGCCATGCTCGTGCCCCTCCATCGCCTGACGGGCGCCGGCCATGATGCCCAACACTGCGCGAATCACGTCCGCACCATGTTTTTCCAGTTCAGCGACTTCGTGCTGTTCCCATACGTTGTCCGCCGCGCCCTCGTGCATGCTGGAGACAAACAGCCCTGTTTCATGCAGCAACTTGCTGACGGCCAAAAGCGCCTGCTTCGTAGGAGCTGCGGCTTCGGGTTTGTACCAAACCATTCCTGCAGGACGCATCAGCGCATCCAACAACACAGGGCTGGCCGTCAACCGGATAACTTCTTCCAGTTCGTCCGGGTCCAGCCAGCGCTGTTCGAAGTCGTGCTTCAGCTTTTTCTGGAGGGTGTCATAATCGATAACCATGTCCAGCGCCAGGGCAGTGACACCGCCTCTGTAGGAATGGCCAGCGCGATACAGCGCCTTTCGAAGAGAAAGAACCGGCTCAGCGGCCGGCAGTTTTGCGTTGCGACTCATAACCGTAAAAACTCCTTTTACGGTCTAGTCATAGAGACAGGCACAACCTATCCTACGACCACGACCGATGTGCATTGCTGTGTGTCGTCGCCGCCGGGCTGGGGGATCTTTGGTGAGAGGCCCCGGCCTGGCACCTTTAAGCTATTTCCTGCTGGGTCTCAGCGCCTTTTTCTTGCTCAAAAAGCCGTTCAATTGCTTTGCCCGTTTCATATCGAATATCCGCCCCCTTAGCAGCTCGAAAAATCGTGGGTTGCGTCGTTCCGACACGCTCCGCAATTGCACGCTGCGAATAGCCAAGCCCCAGAAGTACGTTCAGCATCTTTTGAATAGTCATGTGATTCACCAATGCGTTTTCGCATTGATCTGATAATACGCATGCGTATCGACGAGCGCAATACACTCCCAATACGTTTACGAATCAGAGGACCAACATGTGATAGGCAAGCGTATAGCTCAGCGTATGACGGAGCTTCAGCTATCAGAAGGTGAATTAGGTCGCAGGTCCGGCGTACCTCAACCAACTATTCACAGGATAATCACCGGCGAATCGCTGAGTCCGAGGCAATCGAACGTCGACAAAATTGCGAAGGCTCTTGCTGTTACTTCGAATTGGTTGTGGACTGGTAAGAACGCTGGATCTGAGGCAAGTACGCTTGCGCACGCCAACGTGGAGCCAGGCCCTGCTATTAAAGGTTCTGTTCCATTGATTTCATGGGTACAAGCGGGTGCGTGGTGCGAAGCAATCGATATTATGAACATCGGCGATGCAGAGATTTGGCTTCCATGCGCCGTATCTCATAGCAAGAGAACCTATGCTCTTCGTGTGCGCGGGCTTTCAATGTTCAATCCTCATGAACGTCGATCTTTTCGAGATGGCGACATCATCTATGTCGACCCAGCGAAGGATCCAGAGAATGGATCTCTTGTCATCGCCAAACTGACAGACAGTGATGAAGCAACGTTCAAGCAACTGGTCCTGGAGGGGCATCGTCAGTTTCTCAAGCCTCTCAACCCATCGTGGCCAGAACCCATTATTGAGCTACCGCCAGATGCCGTGATTTGCGGGGTTGTCATTTCAAAATTGGAAATTTTCTAGATCGTTGCTCCCAACAAGACCGCCCATTAGGCGGTTTTTTTGTGATCATGGAAAAACCAATACATATTTGCATTGACCGCGTCGATACGTATTTGTATTGTTCGCCTCGTATACCTCTCACCAAGAGTACGAGCGATGCCCTCAATAGCGCCCCACGAAAATTTAGTTACTGCGAACAGCTTGCCGGATGAAACCACGATAGAAGTCCGACAAATCGAGCATGGTGATACGCCATGAGTCGCTTTCAGCTACCACTAACGCAACAAGACCTGCTGCATCACATGCTGCAAACAGGCGGCCGAGCTGCCTGTTCAATGATGCGACCAGCCCAAACAATCCAAGCGGTGTTCGATGTTGAGTTGACTGCGGAATACGCACTTGTCCGAGTAGACGTGGCGGGGCGCGCAGACCAGGTGAAGCTGCGTCGCGGTGATCGAGCCAACCACCTACATCTACGTGACTTCATGCACGAAGTAGCAAACCGCCAAATCGCAGAAAACGTCATTTCAGAAGGAGTTCGACATGAATCGCACTCTTGACCAGACCGCGGCCTTGCTTGGCGTCAAACCACGCGCACTTCGCAAGGCGCTCCGCGAGCTACGCATTCTCACGCCAGCGGGAGATCTAGCGAGTCATCACCGTGACAGCGGCCATTTGTTCTCCGATCCGCGAAGCGTCCAAGTAGGTCCGAAACGACTCAAGCATTACGCAGTGGTGATGGTCACCGAGACAGGCATTCAGTGGCTTGCGAAAAAACTGGGCATCGTAATCACGGATCAGGAAGTCGCTGCATGAAGACCAATTACTACAACGCATATACGCAAGCAGTAGGTACCTTAAAACTGATTCCGATCTACCTGAATTGCCCTGGAGTTATCAGCCGGGCGACGCTCGTTGGTGCGGCGACAGAAGCCGTCCAACTGCTTGAAAGCATGCCCCCGCTGAGCGTGGAACTTGCAGAGGTTTTCCGTAGCATCAACGCTGTGATCTTGGAAGGTCAGACGGCTTACGTCACTCCTACCAACTCTCCCGAGTTTCCTTATGGGGCGGTTGTAGCGGACAAAAAAGGTCACGTTTGCGCTGCAGCTATGGGTCGCAGCAAAGAAGGTCTGACGGAGTTGATTCGCTTGAAGCTGCAGCCACAAACCGAGGGGTATGGGGAGGATGCAGTGTGACCAGCACCCTCACCCAGCTTAGAAAGCAGTTCGATACACCTTGCCCGTCTATTGCCGAAGTACGCGAACGGTACTTCTCACACATCCGAACCGACCGATACCTGCTGAAGGAAATCAAGGCAGGTCGCATTGGCTTGAGTGTAAAGCGCCTACATAGCTCAACACGGGCGAAACCGGTGGTTTATCTGCATGACCTTGCAGACTACTTAGATGCGCAGGCAACAGTGCAATTGTGTATGGAGGTGGCATGAACACGCTTTTTTTACTCATGGCGCAATATAGCGGGCAAGCAGTGATACCACTCAGCCAAGTATGTGCTGACTATATGGGATTGACAGTGGAGAAATTCAAAGCTAAACAACTTGCGGGAGAAATAAACATCCCGATAGTGCGACTCGGCGCAAACACGCAAAAAGCCGCACTAGGAATACACCTAAAAGACCTTGCTGAATATATTGATAAACAGCACACCAAAGCCATTCAAGAAAACCTAAAGCTAACATCAACAAAGTAGAAAAAGGGCACATAGTGCCCTTTCTTATCAAGAATCTAAATTAACTTGCAACCCATCAATAACTTCTAATAAATCTATATTTTTTACCTCTGGACTTTTTAAGTTCAAGGAACGCAAATTAGAAAGAACACTTAAGGGGCCGACATCTATCACAGAGTCCGTACTGATATCAATAAACCGTAAATCGTTACATTTACTCAAGGGTGAAATATCGTTAATTACCGACTGGGTTAATGAGATCGAAATCAACTTCTTTAACGATGATACCGGACTAAAATCTTCGATATTCGATCCTGACAAATAACAAGTATGTAAATTCTTCATCTCAGCCAAAAAACCAACTTCAAAAACTGACATATTCAGAAGTCCTAAAGAACTCAGGCGCGACAACTTTTTTAAACAATTTAGCGACGACACTTTGCAATTAAACAGATAAAAAGAACCAAGCCATTTCATATCCTCAACAGCACTTAAATCTTTGATCGCCAGATCGCGAAAATACAATGTTGACAACTTCTTCAACCCCGCGCAAAAATTCAAATTCACTAGCGGGGTTCTAGCAACTCTTAAATAACTTAATTTTTTTAAGTTGGCTAGGGGAGAAAAATCAGTTTTAGGAATACCATCTAAGAAAAGTGTCCCTAGACTTCTTAGCTCTCCCACAGCATCTAGATCCTTGGCACGCACATTTTTCAGACTTAAATAATTAAGGTCTTTCAACTTTGAAATTGGAGTTAAATCTACAGCTTTGATGCCATGTAACTCTAACGATTCTAGACACTTCAACTTCGAAATAGGGGAAAGATCAGAAACAGGTACATTATGTATATTAAGAGAGCGAAGACCTACAAAGCTTCCTACCGGACCAATATCATCAATCGACACGGAAATCAAATGCAAAAGTTCTAGCCCATCAAACCCACGAAGAAAAGAAGAGCTTCCCAACTCTGCTTCTTTTATTCGCAAAAAGCGAACATTAACAAACCCCGCCAAAAACTCGAGATCCGATGACTGCATAGAGTCAATTATCAACACTCGAACCAGTTCCGGCGAAGAAACTTCTTTCAAGCTCTCCACACACTTTACTAGCAGCGAATTATTCTCACCAACCTTCTTACTTTCACCCCGACCATTTATTGCAACTGCATATCCTGTATCTACAAGGGACGACAGCGCTCCATACTCGCCAGTAAAACGACCTGATTCCCACTCACCAATGGCTTTATTACCAAGACTAACAGCCAAACCATCACGTAGCTTTTTGCTAATTTTTATATGTTTGTTTTTTACAATCCTCGCTGCCAGCTCAGATGCACCACCATAAGAAGATAAGGATTCTATGTCCTCTCCAAATATTATGTTCGCAAGGTCATCCACCCACTCCGGGTCGCGCTCAGAAGAAAGTAACTCAAACAAAAATATCAAAGTTTCAAGCCAGTGTGACTCAGAGCTCCAGCTTGTCAATTTCTGCTTTGTAACGTCTGCACCGGGCTGAAGTTTATCCCGGATAAAAGCAGGTCGAACAATACATGAGTCCAGGTAACAAGCACAAAAATACTCTTGAAAACTTAAGTGAACGAATGCATATCTCGCTTCGCCTCTAGGCAACAAAAGCCCACTGCGCCGAGCAACCCAATAGAGAAATGTCTTCGCAGCTTCTACTGGCTCTGGCACACCTGAGACTGCCATAGCATCCGTTAGCCATTGCACCACATCAGATTCATCAACAAGTATACCCGCATCTCGCTCTGTTCTATGACTGCGAGTCACCTGCATCTTGAAGCCTACATAAGCAAGCCAAGCTTTACGATCGCTCCATCCATACTGTGCGAGGATATCGCCAGGGGCAATTTTCCGTTGTTTATCAATTGTGTTTATATAAGCATTAGCAATTTCTTCATAAAGCAATGCTTTTCCATCAGGTAAATGAGCTCGCTCCCTGTGGACAATTGCCATAAGGCTAAGGAGATTTGGGGTACGCGCCAATTTTTGAGTGACTTCCGACTGACTTAACGCGGCAAGAAGATCAGTTGTTTTTTGAGTTGCCTCTTGCTCAGTCACACACCGCTGCCGATACCAGTTTTCAGCAAAAGCGGCAATCCGCCCCTGATCAAAAGGCATCAGATATCTGACAAAAGCCCATCTCCCGGGCTCTCGCAAGTCTAGGTTCTTCATCGTATAAAAGTCTGATTGCGTTTGCGATGAGATTGGAAGAATATCTTCTAAGGCATAAATACCTTCATCTTCTAATAATTTTCCAGGAGATCTTTTACTGCCTACATGAGATAAATAGTTAACATGGCAATCTACCGGAAAATCCTCATAACCAACTACTCGCGATGTTGCCAAAGTACAACCGCCCTGCATAAATGCCTGACGAATCCATTTAGAAACGACCTCCCTATGAGGCACGGGTATCTCGTCAATCCCATCCAAAATTAAAACGTAGCCACCAGAGTATATACGTTTGAGCAGCGCTGTCTTTATGGGGGCTGTAGCTCGACTCCCCATCAAGTTATCTACCACTGAGCTTGTCAAATCGATGAGATCTACATCTGAAGTAAACAACTCGGCAGGCATATCGCGCAATACACAAGGAATAGGAACTCTATTTTTAAGCGCATCTGGTAGAGGTGCGTTCAGTCCTGCAGCTAATCGCCATGCCAGCCAATTACTTAGGGTTGTCTTTCCTCCACCAGGATCACCTAATACAACGAGCTGTCGAAATTCCTGCAACTCAGCTAATAATGTTCTTCCGGAGGGCCACGCCTCAGGATCGCTATCAGCAGTGACGGTTGTCTGTGCTAATAACGGAGGCACGAACAATGTCTCAATTTGCACGGGTGGAAGATCGCGCATTGAAGGTAGCGCTAATGTTTCTACGATACCGTGACGCCTCTTCACCTCCCCCAAATATGGACGTAATTCGGTCTCACTCCACATATCAGGGAATTCCGTTGCAAAAGTCATATCACACTCCTTTAGCCAATTGCTTTCCAGCCAATAGCAGCTTAAAGTCCACCGGCTTGAGGAAGTCTCGGTAACGGCGAATAAGCTCGTCAATCCACAACACATCAATATCGCCGGGATTTGGATACTGCTGGGCCCACGCCGGCGGCATTGCAGTGTCAGAATCGAAACTTCTTGTAGTAAGCTTTAACGCTGAAGCCCAACTAGGCGACATTGGTAGCCCTTCTGGATTTAAACTTCGCTCACCGTTGCACCAGGCGAGAAATTCACTCCAGAAATCAGGATTAAAATGCCACCGCTCCCAAAGGTCTCGATGAAACTGATGAATGTAAGACGCTACAGTTACGCGAGCAGCCCATACTTCCTGTTCGGTATCATCTTCCGGAAACGCAATGCAGCCCGAAAACCTAGCCCACTGATTGGCGAGCGCCTTCAATCTTCGAGGATTTGGAGGCAAACAAATAGCGTCTCCAACACAACTATTGAAAGCATTTATATAATGTTGAGGGACAGATACTGACAGCAATTTACTGAATAAAGCGCTGGAGTCTTGCGGAAGTGGAAGACGATATATATCCGTACAGATCTTCTCTAAATAATGACTAGCCCTAAGATTCAACTCACCCAAACTTGAACTACCCGGCACAGACACTTCCTCTCGTATAGCATCAATGAGAACATTTTCATTCATACCTAATACGAACACACAGTTTGGCAGATTAAGATATATCTTCAAACCTTCCAACAGTCTAAATGCAGCCTTGGGATTACACCTATCTAAATCGTCAATAAAAACCACAATGCGAGACTCATCACCTTCAGGCAACAAACTCAATATAGTGTCATGCAGATGCTTACGGATTGAATCTGCATTCAAAACCTGAGCGTGATGCTGGACTTCCCACTGCTCCCCGATCTTAAAAATCTTTTCGGCACTAGGTATTGCCTCTATTCCTATGGCCTTTCCCACATCACCGAGACTATCGAGTGTATACCTTAACGCGATCGTTCCTAACTTCTTAAATTTTTCAACCACCATAGGCATTACAGATAATTGCCTGCGGATCTCCTGCAACAGCGCTACTACTGGAGTTAGCTCATTTTGATAACGCCAAGCATCAAACCAAACCGTCGCTACTTTTGTATTTTCGCGCAATGGTTGAAAATTTGGCCCCTTATAGACCGATCCATCCTCTTCAAAACTCCCACCCAGTCGGTGCTGCAATTGCCGCATAAAGCTAGTCTTTCCACTCCCCCAGTTGCCGTGCACCCCAAGCACATGGGGAGTAGGGCAATTTGCAATCCTATTCGTGATCCTTTCTAGCTCGCACTCCCATTTCAACTTATCTTCCAAAGTTGGCAAATCGTCCAGCAGAACTGATAATCCCATGTAATGCAGCACTCCTCAACCAACCAAAAAAGATTACGAACATAGGCCAATTATCTTTGCCAATTCCAACCTAGATATTTATCGCCCTGCTTATGGAGGTGAGTGTACCTTCTCAGGGAGTTCCAGTCTCTATGACCGGAAACGCTAGACACCCTGGGAATATCCCAGTCCATCTCAAACAGTCTGCTCACCCCCTCATGTCGCAGATCGTGGAAATGCAGATCCTCGATGCCGAGCATCGGGCACGCCCGCGTGAATGAGGCCGACACCGACTTCGCGTTGTAGGGGAAGATCTCACGCTCAATCTTGGGCATGCTCTGCAGAATTGCCCAAGCCTCATCTGGCAGATGACACCACACGTCATTGCCGATCTTCTGACCGGGATTTTTCATATCGCGCACCAGGACAGCCTGCCGCGATTCGTCCAGATCATCCCAGCGGATCCGCGTAATCTCTTCCTGCCGGCGCGTCGAGAAAAGCGCAAAGGCGATCACCTTCGGCATGTCGATCTGAGCCTTACGACGCTCCTGCATTTCAAAGAAGTGCGCCATTAGCTTGTCCAACTCAGCGAGCGTCGGCCGACGGTTGCGTTCCTTGCTCTTGCTCACCATGCCCAGCTTACGCAGTACCTTGCGTGCGTCAGGCATCGCTAGCGGATCTACCTCATAGCCCCACGCAGGCCGGGCCACTGACAGCACCGCGCCCAAGTGCGAGAGATCATTGCCGACCGTCTGCGCCTGAACTCCGCCGCCTTCTTTACTCATTCGCCATTGCGCGAACTCAACCAGCTTCTGACTGGTCAACGCCGAGTCGTCGAGGTCACCCAACCAAGTGTCCTTGATCGCATTGAGTGTTGCGTTCTTTGTCTTACCCAGCGGCCGGATCTTTTCGTACTCATCAAGGTATTGCTCGATCATCTTTCTGATCGTCACACCCTTGCGGTTCGCCCGCTCGATGGCACCAGGCTCGGCCAACTCGGTCTCACGCCGCTTGATCCACGCCTGGGCGACCTGCTTGCGGTCGAAGGTTTGGCTTTCCTGATAAACTGTGCGCCCCTCCCGATTGATCCGTATCTGCGCCGTGTAGGCCGTCGAGTTGTCCTTGCGCTTGCGTGATGTGATCGTGCCCAT